AGTACCGTTGGAAGCTTTAGAAATGGAACCCGCGACTGGGATCGAACTGGAATTAAGGTATATAGGCTGAACCAACGCTGATACAGCTCCTGCCAATCCTGACGTATAAAAGCGATTAACCGCCCCCGTATCGGTCGGCGCACCGACAACCAGCGGAATATTGATGCCGCCATTGGCGTTAATAGCCCCCGCCGCCGTCAGACCTCCGGCCAGCGTCATGTTGCCGGAGGCGTCCACCTGCGGAATAGCCTCAAGAGCCTGTTGGGCCGCCGTCGCGGAGTTAGCCGACTCCGTGGCGGATGTCACGGCATTAGTCGCGGCCGTATTGATGCGTCCCTCCGCCTGATCTATAGCCTCTTTAGCGGTTTCGGCACGCTGAACAAGCGGCGTAATCGTCCCCACCGCGGCCCTCCGGCTAGATTCCACCGATTCCACGGCAGACTTCCCTGCTTCCGTAATGGCCGTGGTAGCCATCTCTCCGGCTTCCTCCACCGCCTTGACCGCTTCTTCCCGGCCTGATTCCACCGATGCCACGGCAGACTTTCCAACTTCCGTAATAGCCGTGGTAGCTGTATCTACAACATACCCAAAACCATCTACTTTCTGTACAATAAATTCTTTCAGTTCCCGAACAGAAGAAACATGGTCTCTTGCCTCTTCGGCAAACGCCCCGGCTTTTCGGCTTAGTAAATCTACCAGCCCAACTTCCGATAATTCAACAAGAATGATGCCATCCGTATTATCTGGCAAAACCAACGTAGCCGCATGATTAACAGAATAGCTTTCCTGATCCAACGGCGGCATTACACGTCCGGAAACCACAAAGGCCCCTCGAACCAACGCTTTTTCCACCTGTCCCGTCACTAAGAACAAATCGAAACTATGCCGCCCGGCTGGAAGGCCAGACCATCCAAACAATACCTTCCCACCTTCTACGGAGCACATCAATTCCTGCAGGGGAGCCGTATTCACGGCCCCCCTGAAAGTCACGCCTTCCAAATCTACCACACTCCCCGTAGAATCTGTAAGCGTCAGCTCAAACACCTGAGCCAGACCGCTCACCGTCTTAATATCCATCACGGCGGGTTCCAGCCCAGCCCACGTATTCAGCTCAACCATATCTTACACTTGTTGGAAATACCCATCTATGGCGCGGGCAATCGCTACGCAAAGCGCGTCAATCCGCTCTTCTAATCTGTCGCAATCCGTCACGTGTGAGGACGCAAACGCAGGTTCCAGCATCAACGCCGGCATCCGAGTGTCCTTAAAATAATAATACCCCCTGTCACTCTTACACTTAACCGGCTTCAAACCGCGATCCGGCAACTTCAGTACATCACACATTGCCGCCTGTATCAGTTCAGCCGCTTTCTTCCCGTTCTTGGAGGCGTACCAATACAAAGTTTCTGTGCCTCCAATTCCTGTATCTGCACCATTGAAGTGAAACTCCACGGCCAAATCCGCGCCAACGTCATTACACCTTCGCGCCGCGTAAATCGGTGTCGTTCCCCCAGCCTCAGACCGGTTACACACCACAGCCTCATAACCCAGCCGCTCCAACTCATCCTTCACCTTGCCAATATGCGCCGTCCAGAAAGAAAACTCTGAATGCTTCCGAGAAGTCATTACAGACCCGCCATCCTGCGGGCTATGCCCGATGCTCAAAGCAACAACCTTCATTTCCCGCATCCTTTCCCTTTATTTTTCTTATTTTTTGCCATAACTATCTCTCTTTAAGACATTATTTATTTCTCAAACTTCCTCTCGATATCTTCTACCCTTAAAGCCAACAACTGAATGGCTTTAGCCGTTTCTACCTGAGCCTGCGTCTGCATGGTCATTAAATCACAAAGCCGGTCATTGTGGTGGCTGACCACCTCCCCGATGTACCAGCACGCCCCGCCGCAAATAGCCAAAGACATCATGACACAGGCAATCACCGGAGACGCCTTAGCGATTTCCAAAAAACGTGCCGGCACTTCGGAAAGTTTGCACATAACCTTTTACTTCTTTAGCGATTGAACAACAGGAGCTATTTCATCCTGAGACTTCACTACGGACACCACCACAGCCCCCGTCTTCCCGTCACGGGACACCACCAGCATCCCCTGTTCGGAAGACAGGCTCATACCGGCAGAAGTAGAGCAACCGCCCAACAGCGCAGATGCCGCATAAACCAGACAGGCAAGAACCAGCCACAACAGCCGTTCCCACCATTTCAATCCTTTGCCTTCCGTCTTCTGATAGGCATCTTTCACGCCCTGCTTTCCGGCCTCAATAGCCGCTTTCTTCTCTTCATCAGTAAGCTTTTTCATGATTTTCAACTTCTTTTTTCTGATTCTTTTATTCACTATTAGCTATTTATATTAAATGTCCTGAGAAAAAACCTCAGGACAATTTCATTATGCTACATCCGCTTCTTCGTAGCATTTAATAGCTACTACACCTTTATCTTCGGCTCGTACCCCACCAAGAGCTATTGAAGTGAAAATCTGCGGGCAATTCTTTCTATCAGCACGTTTACTGATTTCACTTCGGGACTCTTCCCAGAAGCCAAATTCTAAAGCATCCTTCACATAAGCTACGCAAGTTCGCACCTTTGATTCCTCGTCGTAAGGCAAAGCTTCGGTGACAATCCATTCAAATCCCATAAATGTCTTCAAATCACCGTCTATCAATGCCTTCACAGCCACATACTGTTCACTGGAAGCTTTTTCATCTCCCAGCATTCTCATTAATTGATCAACGGAAACCAACAAAAACGCACTATCACCGCGTTTCATGGCTTCAGCCTTCATCAACCTTCTCTTGGCAAGACGTATTTTATCAAACGTCAGGCCAGTAACGATTCCCGTTTCTTCTTTTCCAAGAGGTTCATACTGTGCATCTACAGCAACTATCTGAGAAGAGGGTAATGCCAGTTTATCCGTTCCGTGTGCTCCAACCAAGGCATCCCCCAAAAGAGCATTAACCATTCGATCATCAATAGTGCGCTCACAAGCGGCCAGCATGGCATCCTGCGTTTCGCTGAAAACCTGATCCGCTAATTGAGATGTCAAATCAAACTGCCTGTCATGGACATATCCATCTTCGTAAAACTCCGGATACATCCAGCGTTTTTGAAATGTATTTGCATTGTCAGGCGTTTGTCCTTTGCCGTCTGTCGATTTGGTCAAAGTACGCTTTCCAATAGTTGAAATCTCAACAAGTTTGTCTCTCAACCCGGTACGCACTCTGCATCGTCCCCGCAATCTAGAAGCCGTCTGTTGCAGAGATGCCCGTAACCTACGACTATACTGGATTGTCTTTATGTCTTCTAATGTCAATTCATTTGCCATGCCTGAAACATGACAGCACATTCAAAAAAAAGAGTGAGTGCTATTGTCGCACCCACTCCGGAAATCCCCCCTGTATCACCTTCATCCGGCTTACTTCCCAAACCACTTCTCCGCCATCCCTGCCAGATGCTTCAGATAGTTAGCCATAACAGCCACCCCTAGACTGACGGAAGTAATAGCCCCGCCACGCGGATTCCGCCATGCCCCGAACATGGCGGCCAAACTCCCCAGCGTTGCCACGCTCCGGCTCTGCTGTCTCACATCACGCCAGCTATCAGCCTCAAAAATATGAATTAGGCGCATCAAATCCTTAACAGTTAAATCTACCTGAGACCCCATTACTGCCGTCTGGTTCTGCATCTTCAATCCCAACCAGCCGCATACCGTATCAACGGCGGAATCCGTCAAATTCCCCAATAAAGGTACCCCATTCAGCGGCCCCAGCACAATTCCCGGCAGATAATTCAAAGGATTCTTCTTCTCATCATCATCGCCCCCCGGTCTCATGACATTATTAATCAAATACCCAAGAGCCTGCATAGCAACCCCCTGAATAAGCCAGCTACGCACCGCCAGCCTCATATTCCCGCGTGTTAAATAATGAATCACCGTAGCACTCCGTTGAAGAGTTTCCGACATCAAAAACCATTCCGCAGAAAAAATCCCCTTCGTCTTTTCGAGCATCTTCGGCATTTGAATCCAGTTAATAGGCTGAGCCGTAGATAACCCTTCCTCAATAACATCCCGTGCATATTCCATCGCTTCCGGCTTCGTCATGCCCTGCTCTACGCCCTGCCTGAAATAATGGTCAAAAGCCGCGGCAAAACTTACCGCATTGCTACCGGAATCCAACAAACCAAAAATCTTCCCAGACTGGTTTGTAACCTCATCCAGCAAACCGACACGTCCCCCAAGTTGTTTCTTGTACCCCAAAAGGACTGAATACATAAACCCATCCTTCCGTGCCTGAAACAAATCGGAAGAAAACAACTCCTGAACGCTCAGAACAGACTTCCCGCTTACCACACGGGCCAGACCATGAACCCAATCTGAAATACTCAAATCGCATCCATGCAAAGCATTAAATACCGCCGTCGTCTGTTTAAGATAACTCGTCACCTGCCCAAGAATCACGGAAAGAGCGCGGGCATTCATGATCTCGTTCTTCATCCTCTCAGCCGCATCCAATTCGGCTACGGCATCCCTGCCGCCGTGTTCCAACCGGTTAATCAATGCCTGAAAACCGCGGTAATCCAGCCCCCCGATATTGGTCATCAACATTTGGGCAACCTTGGAATCACTCAAAATCCCTTGATACCTCTCCACAATCTCCTGAGTACAGACCCAATTAACAGCATTCGCATGATGCTTCCAGAACAAAGCAAGCGCACCCTGAGTAGTGTCCAGATACCTCTTATGATCAAAAATACGGGTGGAAAGAAAACCGTCAGACCTGCCTACGGCTATTGTGCCGTCATCCCCAAGAATGGAAGCCAGTTCACTATCTTCCTGCGTCTCCGCAACCATCCAGCGGAGCGGAGAATAATTCCGGCGTTTACTGAAAGGCACCCCGTAGCGGTCTTCGTAAAGCGGCCTGATTTTATCGCCCACAAGGGCGTACTCTTCAAAAAGGACACTCTTCAAGGCCATCCCTACCGGGCCTATAAACTCTTCAAGCTTAGCCTTATGTTCATCCGTCCATCCACGTCTCCGCAACGGAGGGACAAAATCATCCATCTTGGAATAAAACACGTTCGGTTGATCCATGCACATCAGCACAAAAAGGGCCTGATCCCGGCTCAGCTTCGGCATGGGCTGAGGTTCCATATCGTACCATTCTTCCACTTCAAACCATTTCCGCGCCCGATTCTCGCCGCGTCCCCATGCTTCATACTCTTCCCTCAGCAAATCAATCGCCTTCTGGGAATACATATCCACACCCCACCAGGGATTCTTTTCTCGCCTTTCCAAAAGCTTTGCTGTCTGGTCAATCGTCAGTTTCGTCTTCTTTACTCCCCTTTCTGACAGAGACAACCCCAAATCTTCCGGAGTGCTCCACATACTCAAAAACTCGTTCACCTTTCTGTCAGACTTCGTATTCAGCAGGCGTTTCAACACACCGTTCATCTTATCCACTTCCTCTGCGCGAATAGATTGCGCCCGGTCAGTCGCCCCAATAAATTCCTTCTTGAAGCGGGAAAAGAACTGTTTTCCGGGGCCGTCGCAGAGCCGTTGCAAAAACCTGACCGGATTATCCAGCCATCCCAGCATCACCCCGCGCTTCGCTCGTCCGGTCTCACTATCCACCCCCAAATCACTCACTTCCATCTGGGCCTGATGAAGACCGTTCTGATTCACAGCCTTCGGCAGTTCTTCCATCAGGGCGGCCCCATCATTCTTCCAGCCGTCCACCTTCTCTTGTAAATGCACCTGCCAAACCTCCGCGCTACGGCTGATAAATGAACCCACCGCCTCATGAATATCCAACATTCTATTCACATCCGCTGAACCTGCGGCAGAATATTTAATCCACCAATTCAATTCCCCGCAAAGTCTCTGCTTTTCCATCAACAGGCCGCCTTCCGCTTCTAAGCTGTCAGAACCCAATTCTCCATTCCAGAACCTGTCCGTCCTCAACTTCTCTTCAATCGCCGCAATCCTGCCGCTCAGCTCATTCACCCTCTCCTGAACATCTCTCCCCGTTGCATATACCGCAGGTTTAATTACCCGCCGTAAAAACTCCGTAGGAGCGGCCCCCAGACGGCTCACCTTGAATTTCCGCGTCTTCTCGTCAATCACCGCTTCATGTTCGGAAATCATACTTCTCACTTCCCGGAACAACTCATCGCGAACATACAAATCAATAACCTCTCCGCACCGCTGGTACACCTTCGGCAACAGGCTTTCCACGGTCTTACCTACCAGATCATCAAAAAACTCCGGATGCAGTTCCATCTTCCGGTTAGCCGCCGCAAGCTGTTTTTCCGTCAGGGCATCCGTAGCGGAAAAACGCCCTGTCTCCAATGCGGACATCAAATAATCCAGCAACTTTTCCTGCCCCGCAAGTTTACCGCGCACCTTCTCCGGTAGCGTGGAGACAGCAACCTTCATAATACTCCGCGCCTCCGCAATCTTCACCCGGACATCATTCGTACCAGCTTCGCGGCCCCTGAACAAAGCGTCCAGCGCACGGCCTTCTTTTTCTACCCGCTCTGTAACATGTCTCCAATACTCACGCACGGCATCACTCCGGGTCTTCTCCATTTGGCGTTTCATATCTCCAAGAAGATCTTCCCTCACGGAAAACGTTGCCGACCCATCCACATAATCCGCCCACTCTCCCCCGGTGCTCTCATCCGCAAACGCTGTAATCTTAATATCGTTGCCGTCAAAAATCACGTAATTATACGTCTGCTCTTCCTCCGCCTTCCTGCGGGAAAAACCGTCTGCGTACCTGATGCCCTTAACGCCAAACTTCCGCAGGGCAAGAGAAGCCTTCTTCATACCCTTCTTCCAATCCCTCGAAAAACCTTCGCAGAGACCAACATAAATCTGCTCCCCGTTAAACTGGCGGCCCTCCATCAACAAAGACTCAAGCGCAACCTCCTTCGCGCACCCGATCCGTTGCGCCAACTCCTCGGCCAACGCCTCCTTCACCGTCTCGCTCTGTTCGGAAAACGGCTTATCCCAATTCAAAAGAACAGAATCATCCACATTTAATTCCACGCGGTAATTGGAAGGCAGAGCGGCGTATGGCTCCACCGTATTTCCGGCCTCTGCCCACTCACGCGTCAGTCCGGCATTACGCACATACTCTTGTATATCCTCAAGCTCTCTTCTCTCACCCTCAACAAGGCGCTTCAACTCATCATCCCTCTCCTTGCGCTTCTTTTTCTGGGTCCGTTCCGTAAATCTGGCAATATCCCGTTCAAATTTTTCCTGATCTACTGTCTTACGCCTCTCCGCCAAGACAGCATACAGATTCTTCTTAAACTTATAAAAATCCAGAAGGGTCTTTTCTTCCTTCCGTGCTGACTCCAAAAAATTCAGCCCCTTGTAAAACGTAGGCACATCTCCTTTTCTCATGCCCGGAACAACCTTCCACAACTCATTAACGGGAACATTCTTTCCGTTTACCTTCCAAAATTGACGCAATCCTTTTCCGAACAGGTTCATATACCTCCGGTTCACCTTCGGGCCCTCCGCAAAATACAACCCCCAGCCATACGCCTGCGCTCCTTCTCCCTGCCCCATATAATCCGTAGAAAACTTCCGGAAAGAATGCGGGGAAGCATGCAGGGCGGCAATGGAAAACGTCACCCCCGGTTCTGTAATCACGGCGTTGCCCGCCTCAAAATGGCCGTCCCAAAACAGCCCCTGTTCCTGTGCTTCCGCGACAGAATTGACATTTCCCCCTTCATTTGCCATACTGTTTTTGCGGCGTTGGGGAGTATAAACCCCTTCTATTCCGGGTCCGGTTCCGGAGGACGTCGATTTGACCCAGGCTGTCTTAAACGTCAGTCTGGGCTTTTTGCTATAACGCCTGCCCGTTGTTTCAATCACCTGTTCCACCGTATGAATCTCTCCATGCGGATACTGCTTCACATAAATGACAGAAGATTGATTCCGTCCTTTCGGTTTGAATTCCATCCGGTCATAACTATCCAGCACATCAAGGGCTAACTTAATATCCTCCTTCGTTAAATCTAACTGACCTTTCCGTGCACTGGAATCATGACTATGTTTTTTCAGTGCATGAACAATACCGCCCGCAGTAAATTCATGAACCATACCCGTCACATCAATCCCCAGACCTGCTTTAATATCAGCAATCTCCTGCGCTGTGACATTCCTGTATTCTACAACCCCTAATTCTGTTTTATTTGAAACATTGCTGGAAACCACCATATCCACAAAATCCATCACCTTCCGTTTCCCGGCATCCTTCCCCATTTCATCCAGCTTCTCTGATATGGAAAAAGAAACGGTTTCTCTCCTGCCCTCTTTAACAAAAGACAAAACCATTTTCGCTTCCTCCAAAGTTGCCCCCTTCATTAGCTGGAAAAAATCTATTCCGGCCTGAGCAAACTCCCTTTCTCGCTGTTCCTTATCATTCGCAAGCAAATCGTCCATTACTTGCTGGCGGTAATTCTCCAAACCATACCTTTCCGCGTACATCAAATGAAAACCATAATCCTGCAAAAGCCGTTCCGGCTTCTCCCTCAATTCCTTCAACTGATTTTCAAACTTCTTTTTCGTCAGCTCGCTTCGGCTCTGAGCGAAATCCGCACCCACGGCATCATACACGAAAGACGCAAAATCGCCTTTCACGGTTCCTGAATCCACCGCCTTCCGGAATGCCCCGGCCAGACCGACCATATCCGCGACCTTCCTGATCAAAGCCTCCATCACCTCCAAAAAACGCTTCACGGGCGCAGGCAAAGCCTTCTTCCGGTACTCGCCCATAAACACCGCCTGCATCAGCTTGCTCATCCCTTCAATCACGGCCTTCTCCCTCTTTCCGGCATCCGCCCCATCAGCAAAAAAACTCTCATCCACCAATTTCCAATTATTCACCCCCTGATCCTTGAAAGCCTTCTGAGTATCCAGCAGATTCCGGGAAAACCACGTCAATTCCCTGCCGGCCTTCATTTCCCCTTTCACATACAATTCCGCCATTTCCTCCACCAGATCCAGAAACGTAACCTCACCCTCATAATACCGGATCACCTTCTTCCCCATTTCCAGCTCATAATTAAAAGCGGGGGTATGCACCCCTTCCCGTTCCGCCACAGCCGCAATTTCTTCTTCCGTTACCTCTCCGGAACCCCCCTCTCCGCGCGCCAGTTCTCCGCGTTTCAAGGCGATCTCCACACGGTCGCGGAAATTATTCGGTAAAACGGCCAAAACAACATCTTCTTCGTGGGCATTCTGGTCATCCCTGCTCCATTCCTTTTTCCGGCTCCTTTCCGCAATGCGCATCAGGGCATCATCAGCCATCCTTTTCAAAACCCGGTAAGACATAGCCGTACCCTCTTTCCTGAAATCCACGCCGCACCTCTCCGCAAAATAATCTACGGACGCATCATTCAACGCCGCATTTTTCAAGGTAAAATCCTGATTCACAGCCCATTCCTGTACCTTCGCCGTTAAGAACCTGTTTCCTGTCTCCAAATCCATTTCTACAAACTCTTTCCCGTTTTCCTTCCCTCTATCCGCACCTTCTCTTCCTTCCAAACCGCCAATCACCGTTTCCAACTTGCCGCCATTCACCCCCTGAACCGGATTTCCATCCTTATCCCACGTCACAGCTCCTAGTGTTGTTTCCACATCATAAACGCGCAGTTTCCCGTTCACCACCTCCGCACGGGGAAGAATCCTCTCTTCCATCAGGGACTTCACCAGCGGCACATCCGGAGTCATCAGCACACCTATGGGTTCCCCAACGGTTTCTGCTACCTTCCCCTCAATCTTCCTGTGAAGCGTCAAATCAAACAGCCTGATTTTATCCCTGTCATTCTCCGTATTGAGAATCATTTTAATTTCTTCGTCCGTAAAATGTAACCCCTTCATCGTCTCCGGACACTCCGCGCACTCAGCCTTAATGCCCCGGATACGTTCATTAGCAATAGCCGCCGCCCGGAACGGGCTATTCTTGGCATACCGCCCATACCCCAGCAACAGGGACATGGGAAGGGCCACCAGAAAATTCCTCCATGTCATCGCCTCACGGGCCTCCGCATCCGCTTCATCCCAGCTCTTCCCATGTCCCCAGGAAAACATATTGGAAGCCACGGAACGTGCATAAGGCTCAATAACTGTCTGAGCATGCAACACTCCCCCTTCCAGACCAACAAAAAGTGGCCCGCGCCCCCAGAACCGGTCTGTCTCCAAAGCGCGGCCCAAAAGCCCCTTCATGCCGGTTTTCCGCCCGGCCCAATTCATCAGCTTGTCATAAGCCTTCCCAACCAGCTTCCCGCCTTTCCCCAGCCCCCAGATATTGGCCGCCCACATTCCTATGCCTTCTCCATAAGCCGCGTTTCTTGCCGTCAAACCATCCACACCCTTAGCCAGATAACCGGTTTCCGCCGTATCTTCCGCTTCCAGCAAAGACCCCAACCCGCTCGTCATAATAAACGGTACAGCTCCACCAAAAACGCCGGAAGCCTCTTCCAGAAAATTCACCAGCCCATGAGAAGAACGTGCTTTATACTGCTCCATCCTCACCTGTTGAATATCCTGCGCCACCTTATTCACCCGCTGAATCCAAAGAGGATCGTCAAACTTCTCTTCCCCGCGCTGAACCAGCCCGGCACTCTGTAAAAAATCCATCACTCCGGATTCAAGCCAGCGGGAAGGGCCATGAACCAGCCCTTCAACCGCCATTCCGGAAAAATTATTCAGCATCCGGGAAAAAGCAGATTCATTTCCCTTCTGATAATCCACCAGCCCGGCAATCGCGCTGACAGCCAATTCATACGCCTGTTCATTCCTCCGGTGCAAATTCGCCAGTTCCACAACCCAGCGTCCTTCCTCATATTTGGAATAACCATACGTCCTTAACCCGTCAATCCCCGTCTGCATCCCCTGAGCGCGAGGGCTCCTTCCGTCTTCACCGTAAACCATGTCCTTAATGAAAGCCGCCGCCATTCGTTGGCTATCCGCCAGACTGGCCGCGCCCGCCAGAAACTCCGGACTGCGGCCCTGATGATCACGGGGATCTAAAGAAAACTCCTTCCCGCTTCCCGTTGCCGTCACCATTTCCCCCCATACTTCCCCCATGTCCTTCTTCACCTGTTCCCTTCTGGCGCGGCCAACTCCGGCCTGACGGCGCAACTCCGCCGCCATAACAGAAGCCTCATCCGTGTCCAGTCCCAGCCGTTCAGCCAGATATACGCGGCTCAAAGCGGGTGCGCCACCTACGAAAGACTGAACAAAACCATCCACAAGCACCTCATCCTTCTCTTCCTGACTTAATCCCTTATAAAAATCCACCACACCCTTCCCAAGCGTGCGTTCCACCTCATTCACCTGTTCCTGATCCAACTCCGAGCCGTCTCCCAGCTCCGCCATCAGCTGATAAGCCCGTCCTCGCCTGACATCCGCCGCCTCCGCGACATGGCCGTTCCCCAATCCTCTCCTGTCCCAGTATTCATCTAAAGACTGCCTCACTCTGTCATAATCCGGACTGTCCACGGACATCAAATTAAAATCCGCCATAACGGACCGGTATTGCCGATCATTCGTAATAACCTGCCCCGGTTCCCAGCTCCGCCCCTCATCTTCCACGGCAACCGCCACATTCCCGGCCTGTTCATCATCCAGAACGTTCAGTTGCATTTCCGGCCCCGCCTGCGGCCTGTTCACAATCGGAGGTCTCAAATCCACATGCCCGGATTCATCCGGAACATTCATTCTGTTCAACTCTTTCTGCCCATTCACATTCAATGCAATATTCATAAATCTATTAAATAATTCAAATTAACGTACATAGGCGCGAGCCTGTTCTTCATGTAACTTCTTGGCATAATCCGTTGCGGATTGTGGAGACCGGAACACGCCTAAATGCCTGCCTGTCCTCTTAAACATCTCTACAGCCTCATCATCAGAAAGAATGGAACCGTCATCAGACACCGTAGGAATCAAATATTCCTTTCCATCCATGCCAATAGATATGGAACGCACGGTGCTAATAGACCCATCCCTGTTCTTCACAACCGGACGATTCGTCAAATCAATATTACCCTTTTCAAGCAATCCGGAAATCTTCTCTTCCATCCCCTGAATACCATGTTCAAAAAGCCTCTTGCGGCCTTCCTTGCCGGCTCTTTCCGCATCCGGAAAATCAAACCGGACTGCCGCTTTGAACTTGCACCCGGGAACCAGCCGCAACGCAATAGCGGCCCTCCGGGAAAAACCAAACGCGCGGCCCGGCACCACGGCAACCTTCTGCGGACGATAAATCCGGCCATCCGCAAGCTCAAAACTCACATCCGGCACATACTGATCCCTTAACTGCGGATAGCGTGACAGATGATCTTCCCCAACAATAAAACACTCATCATCCCATACCTCTTTCACATGAGCATCCCGCACATCCGCTACGGGAATATTCATTGCCTTCGTCCTCACGCTCAGCCTTTCATCCGGTTTTGGCAAGGCAAGTGCCTTCTTCCTCAAATCATCCAGTCCCTTTCTGGCCTCATTGCGCCGCCCGAAATCCGTATCATCATCTTTCACGGAATCCGCATATTCTCCATTTTGCCGGAGAAGAAAATCCAGCGTAGAAGCATGTCTTCCTGTTAATTGATACATCTTTTCCTTCATGGCGGTCACAAACTTCACAGAACTTTTCTCGCCCGGATGCGCCGCCTGCCACTCAAATACCCACCTGCGCATCTCCATTGAATTCCTTTTACTCTGAATCTCCGCTTCCTTCTTCCAACGCTCCACATTAAGTTCCAACCCGCTCTCACGCCGTGCCATCTCTCTCTTTTTATCGCCGGTTCCGGCAAAACCCGCTTTCTCAATCTCAAATTCCCTCAATGCCTCACGATGCCACTCCAAATTCTTAAGAGCGTCCGCAGAAACAAACTCCCCCGTTCCTTCCATCGTTCTCACAACGTCATCCACATTAAAACTGATCCTGTCCGTCTTCTGTCCCTGCATGGACAGCACGCGATTTTCAAGAGTGGATTCCATAGCCTCCTGAAAATCATTACTTACTCCATGTTCCTTCCACCTCCGCTTCAACTCTCCCAAATACATCATATACGACGGAGATCCCACGCCGCCATCCTTCACCAGTCCGCTCACATCCGCCGCCAACACCTCATTCATGCTGGTTACTCCAATCTCTTCCGTTGTCGGCAACTGTCCCTCAGCCGCCCTGATCCTCATTAAATCCACCACCGGATCAGCTACGCCGCTACGGAACTCCGGCTTCTTTTTCTTGGTTCCGCCGGAAGAGGAAAAACCATTGGCAACACTCCCGGCCTGCTCATGAACGCCTTCTCTTTCAACCATTCCCCCGCCCTCTCCAGCATCCTCAAACGGTTCATCCAGCAAAACACGGTCATAAAGCTTCCGGCCCCCTTCTCCCAACGGCATGCCGGTAACATCATACAAGCTGACAGTCGTAGGAACCCCGGACTGCCCCTGCAACAAACGGCCATAAGAGGCAATAGCCGTATTGGACAAAACGCCCTGATATTTCCCGTCAATCAAATCCGCCGCCAACTGGTCGGGATTCTCGTCAAAATCCTTGGCCGCCTTTAACGCGCCAATCTGTTTCTTTGCGGAAGCCAGCATCCTTGATGCCTTCATGCCGTCCACATACACGCCCACCCCGGAATTCAGCACGGATTGAACGCGTTCCATATCTCCGCTTTCCACGGCGGCGGCCCAATCTGCGGAAAAAGCCGCCCTGGCCCTCTTCGCGCTCGCTCTCCGCTGTCTATCCTGCAACGCCTCCCCCCCGCGCTGAAACAAATCCTCAATAGCGGCGCGGTAACGTACAGCCGCATCCGGAGTCATAAACTCCGGTTCATCCACCAACTCGCGCTTCTTGGCAAGCGTTTCTTCCCAATCCGCTCCATTGTCAATATCCTGTTCAGCGGAGGCAATCAATCCGCGGGCGTTAGTAAGTCCCATCCGGAAACTCTCATCATCCCGCAAAACATTCTCCTTGTGCATCAAATCCTGCCCCAAATCATCCACCGCCCGCCCAATTTTAGCCGCCTGTCCAAATACTTCGGCTGTAGCAAGCGCCGGAGCCGCGGCCGCATTCCCATTCACATGCCCAGCCCGGAACCCGTTATCTCCCATCAGACCAACTTTCATAACTCTCTTCTGATTAACTATTCGTCGTTACCTGCTCAACACCTGCCCGGCCTTCATGGCCGGAACTGCCGCCATGCCGAAACCGGTTAAAGAAAGAGCCGTTCCGGCTACTGCCCCTAAAATCGTCCCCAAAGCCCCGCGCTTGGAGGCCCGCGCGGCCTGTCTCGCCTGCCACTCTGCCAAATCAGCCTGATACAGCGCACTCCTGCGCTGGTTCTCCCGCTGAGTAGCCGCCTGAGCAATGCCATGCTCATACTGCTTCATCAGCGTTAATTCATTCATATTGCCGGTTCCGGTGGACATGAAACCGGATGCCGCCTGAGCCGCCCGCGCCGTGCTCGCGTCAGCATTCTGGTTCATCCTTTGCAGATATTCATCCGCCAGCGCGGAATCATACGCACCCTGAGCCTCCCGCCGCATATTATCCGCCGTTGCCAGTCCTGCCGCTTTCTGAGCTTTCCCGGCCTGATACTGGTTCAGGGCGGACAAGGCCCCACCGGCCAAACTCACGCCATTGCCAAACAAGGAAAACTCTTTCGCATGATCGCGCATGAACCCCTGAAACCCTGTCGCGCCCGTCGCCATACCAATAAAAACTGTTAACTGTTAACTGAAATTACCCCTGCATCGTCATCCGGGTCAGCTCATTCACGCGCGTCTGCGCCCTCTTCCAATCCGGATGCGTACTGTCCATATAAGCCTTGCTCAACTCATGCGTGCCGTTGTAAATGGATTCAAGCTCCTGTTCCGCAGTAGCAATGGAAGCCATTTGATTCACATGGGCAAACCCGGCTTCTTTCATCCGCTGGGAAAGGCCGTAAAAAAACTTCACTACCTCCGGATTATTCCGGATTTCCGGAAGATTGAACACGCTGGCATCTACTCCGAACTCTACGGCTAAATTGCTGAGCGTATTATTGCAGGCCTCCATCACAGACTGAAACTTGCTTCCGTAAGTCTGCTGTAACTGCTTTAACTGCTCATTACTGGCATCTATCCGCGCCTGTTCAATCTGCGCTTCCGTCTCATTGATGAACGTCCGGACATCACCCATCACGGAAGACAGGGCATCCTGAGGAATCCCCGCCTTATGAGCCGCAACGCGGGCGCGTTCAAAAAGCTTGTAATCCAGACTCTCAGGCTCCACTCCCTCAAACAGTCCGGTAGCGTAATCCGCCAAATCCGGAAAAGCATCGCCACCGGCAGGTGGCGTTAAATCGCCGGTTCCCTGAATCGGAGGGGAGGCAATGCCGCCGGAGGGAGCCGAAGGCGCAGGCGTATCGGTTCCCTGTGTTGAAGGCGCATTGGAATGACCGTCATTTCCCAAAACCGGCTGTACAGTCACAGCCCCGTCATTATTGTTTTCTTGTGTTTCGCTCATAGAAAAAATTGATTGTTAATCGTTAAAATATGATACTTCTTCCGTATTGCCCGGTTCGTGGACTTTCTTCCAGCTCACGACCATGCTGTTCCAGACCAGCCGGAAAGCATCCTGCCTCATGGCGTCCAGCGGATTCCATTCACCGTTAAAAACGCGGAAAGCCGCCTGATGAATGCCGAATTCCCCCCGGAACCACTCTTCCAAAGCCTTCATGGAAGCCCTGTCCAGCTTGCCGAAAGCGTCACTCAACAGCTTCTTCTGCTTTTCTAATTCCTCTTCTTCGTTGAACTCAAAAGGATCGTTCATTGTCAAAAACTGTTAATTGTTATCCCTCTCCGGCAGGAGGTTGCGCCATCATCCTCTCCTGCATTTCCTGCAAAGCCTCCTTCTTTTCTTTGTCGTTCCTGATAAAACTTTCCGGAACGCCCATGCCGCGCACAACTTCCTGAGCCGCAAAATCAAAATCAAACCGGGCAATCACGCCGGGGTCAAACTTGGCCATATTGGCAATAATATCCTGAGACCCGACAAGCCCGGAAAGCTGAACCTGCTTCATTAGTTGGGCGAACTTGGAATTGTAAACGACATCAGGCAAAGCCTTGGGATTAAATTCCTGCCCTCCCTTCCCGTTAGGCCTCATCAACTCAGAAGGTATATTCGGATCAAACAGCCGGGCATCCAGCATCAGACGGAAAATCCTCAGCATCATAGGCCGAAAATCATTCAGGTGCTGGCAGAACGTAGGGCTGAACGCCAACAGCCTTTCTTCCAGCCGGGCGTTCACCTCCGTTGCAGTCATTTGGCCTGTTTGTGCGCCGAACAAATCCAGCATATCCAGATAAAAAGCAGACCGCACTTCCTGACGATCCATTTCCATTTCATTCATTACTTCCCGATAATCGCCCACCGTACTCCACTCAGCCGGTAAACCAGCATCCGCTTGACTGACGACAGTCTGGCCGCCCGGCCTCAAACTCACGCGGCCAACAAGATCTTTCGAAATCTTAAGACGGGGAAAAGCCTTCAGTTCTCCCAGCGTCCGGGTAATCCTTCGGCTGTACTGCAAAGACAGGATATTAGACCAGCACAGCCGGGCAGGGGCCAGTCCCCACGGACCAACCCATTTCAAAAAACGGGAAACCATATAAGGGAATTCGTCAAACCCGCCCTCTTCCAGAACATCCTTGTTCCCCTTCTCTACGTAAAAAGAAAAATATTCCTTCTCTGTTAATGGATCATAATTTTCCTTTCTCCCTACGGCATGGAGAATGGTAAATTTCTTTTTGATGCGCTCTGTTTCATCCCTGTAGGCATCCTTCATTGGCTGGTTCAGCTTCCCCGCGCCGCCAAGCCAGCGGGCCGCCTGGACGGCATTCCATTCAAACTTGCGTATCAATAAATTCGGCATGCCCTGTTCATCTTCCGCGAACACGAAAGAATCAAAAGGGACATAGGCAAACATCAGCCTGTTTTCATTGCTGATGCCGCCGTAATAACTCCCCGTGCCAAACCCGCATCTGTCCAGCAACGCCTGATGGTTGACCGTATAAAAATTGCTTTCGGCCAATGCCTGATATGTCCTTTCCGCGCAATCTCTCAGCCATTTCTTCACCGGGCCGCTCTTCTGCACCGCTGAACCAAGAGCGGCGGAAGGCTCAAAACTGAACCAGAGCTTTCCGGGATCGCTCAAAAAACTCTGATGCGCCGCCGCAAGCCGTTGATTGGCCCGTACAGCCGTGGAATCATGCAGGTTTTTCAAACCGACGCCCAGAAAGGAAAAACTGCTGGGCAACCCGGTAGGGGAAAAAGGATAAACAAACTTCTTCAATTCTGAGGCCCAGCTTGCCGCATCCTGCTTTTCCCTCTCCAAATTGTTATATAGCGAGATGACTTCTTCCCCGTCCATAACTTAACCCCTGAACTGATTAACCCAGCGTCTTCCGGTAACTGGCTCCGGAAGACTGACCAAAAACGGAACTGCCATTCCCTTTTGCCGTGAAAGTTTTATCAAATCCATAACGCTTTCGGGCACGGGCCTTAACGGTATTTTCCGCCGTTTCGCTCGTATCAATGATTTCCGGCTCCTTGACCACCTCTTTCTGCTGAGGGATCGGAGCCGCTTTTGGACTAAAAATCTTTCCCATACGCGCACCATGACAGCACATCAGCAAAAAAGAGTGGGTGAAGTTGTCACACCCATGCCGGACATCCCCCCTTATATCAGGGCATATCCGCAACGCCGGCATCGTAACAGGACGTGGTTCCCAGGCATTCCATGCCAACAATGGAACTTTCAAACCCCTCAATCAAACCGTGGCAGGCGGCCTCAATAAACATCCGGAAAGCGTCTGCAAAATGGGAACAATCATCATGATCAATCTTCCCGTTCTGATCCACATGATAGCTTTCCATGCAATCCAGCAATCCCGGAAGCCCTTCCTCACTCCCGTCTTCAATCCTTTCGCCGCATCGTTCATGCCAGACCGTGGAAGGAAGAAAAGAACGCACTTCGCCAATGGACAGCCAGATGCTTCCCGTCTTCGGAACCAGTCTGACATCCCGGCATCCGTTTTCTTCCAAAGTCTGTTGATTCGTCTTTCGGTCATTAGTGGAATGATGCCCGCCGTCATGGGGAAGCAAATGGCGAAACACCTTAAACCCATGCGTCTGCTCAAAATCCCTGACCCTTGCCAGCATATCCAGCACGCATGACTTCTTGGCCTGAATCCCGCCAATAATGCGGGTTTCCCCTCCCACCTTCTGGAAAAACACCGTTGCCATGTGGTCAGCAACGCCAATATCCCAGGTGCAATAAACAGGAGCATAGGAATGCACCACAAACCGGCACCCAATACGGTTATCGCGGCGCAGCTTCCGGAATTGAGCGCAATAAATAGCATCGTCCCCAATCGCGTCAAAAGCCTCATCCGGCACAGTAGGGTACTCTTCCCCCATGTTGAAATCAGACTGCCCGTTCTTCCATTCCCACCACAACCGCGCGGATTCCGGTACATCCACGCCATAAACCTCTTTCATTCGGGTGAAATATTCAATGGTTTCATCCCTGAATACATACCCTTCCGGCACGTCCAGCTGGTAACGGCTTTCCTCGTACCACGGAAAAAAGAAAAACCGCCAGTCCACCGGGAGAAGAGGCTTCCCCTGTTTTGACATGGCAGTCTTCATCAAATTGTAATTCACGCCGCTCCTGCCGCCTTCGTGCGTGCTTTCTACAATAATTGTTCCGTTAGTCGGCACGGACTCAAACCCGCCGTTCACCACTTCCCTTGCCCTGTCCGGGAACCGCTTGGCCATTTTGGCCAGTTCGGAAACGTGCATAAACTGTGTTGTCCCTCCGCGAAATGTATTATCCGTATAAATCACAGACCCGTTCCGGAACGCCAGCTTATTAGCTGTAGCTGTCACCGGCACAATAGACCCATCCTTCTTGACCGTTCCCAAACGCCTCTTCTTCTCACGCATCAGCCACGCAATAATGCGCCGTTCACGCTCAGCCCCTTCCGGCACATAATCCAGATGCTCCCATTGAAACCGCACTCCCAGAAGTTTTTTCTGCCCCTCCGGCAGTCGCCAATCAATAATTGCCGCCGTCTTATTCTCATTCCAGAATACAAAATCAGCCATCAACACGCCTACCAGCGTAGAAAGGCCCAACTGGCGAGCCTTCAAAATAGCGTTGCGGCCATGTTGCCTTTCAAGAAACTTCCGCTGTACTTCATTTGGCCGGAAAGGAATAACAATGCCGTCAACATTCTTGATCCAATACAGATGTTCCAGCCGCCAAAGCCGGTTATTCAGCCTGCTCTTCCAAAAGTTCAGAACTTCCTGATACTGTTTCTCTCCCCTCTCCATATTCAAACAAATCTTCAAAAAACATTCCTTGAATGCTCACATCCTGCTTTTCCGGAGCATAATCACCCATCATCTTGTTATCCAAATCAATCGCCTTCATCCGCTCTGCATGGGAGGGAGGCACCTCAAACAAAGATTCATCACCGGAAAACAACGCTTTTCCTCGCGCAATTTCCGCGAGCTTGAGCCTCTTTTCTTTCAACGTCAGGCAATTTTCATCACAAAGACGCTCACGGATTTTCCTGATTTCTTCCTTGATTCCCGGCTCTTTCATCTTCCGGGAAGCCGCCGCCTGCGCGGATTCGTTGCTGGTGCAACAAAAACCTGCCTCAATATAAGCCTGATACGCCATCAATCCGGAGGCCACTTTCTCGCAAAAAATATGGTCACGCTCACTTAACATTTCCTAACAATCAATTACATTACAACAACTTATATCAAATCCTGTAAAGCCTCACTCTTTTTTGGCTTGGTATTCTCTTCTTCTTGCGTCCCCCCGGCATTCCCCAAGGCTTCAACATTATCCTTCCGGGCAAGGCAAGCCATCAGTCCATCAAACTCTTCAAGACATTGTTTCAGGGCATCAGAACCTTTTTCCGTCAGAGTATAAATATATTCCACTTGACCATGACCGGACGACCGGTAAGGCCGCAAAACAACATCACCCTGTTGCCTCAGGCGTTGAAGAATCTGTCTGACGGCGCTCCGGTCATATCCGGTTTGAGTAACGATCTCCATACAAGTTTGTTCCCGGTCTGCCAAAGCAACCATGACCGTTAATTGACCCTGATTCAGCCCGGATAAATGAACACGCCTGAAAAAACCGCGTAATGCTCGCAACAACATTTCCATGCGGGAACCTTTAGCACAGAACGAAAAGGAAAAAATAGAGTCTTATCGGCCCCCCTTTTCAAGAATAGTCCAGAAAAAACATAAGAGAGAGCATCAAATCCGGTTGGCTCATGCTCGCGCCAACCACGTTACAAACGTCCAAAAGCTCTCCTATTGGATAGAATAAATTAATAAATCCTGATATCGGAGAATGCCGAAAATCATAACAATCTCAACAGCAACATACAGTAAAAACACAGCATGAAGAAATCCGTCAGAAATCTTGCGGAAATCCATTGGAAAACCGCGCAAAAACTATCGTCGCGCCTTGCCCGCTTCCGTGCCTGCTTGGCGCTCGCAAAGTCCCCTCAGGAGCCTTCACTCCCACCAACCTGAAATTGACAAAATATGAACGTCATACTAATTTTTTATCCCCTACTATCTCTTATTATGTTCGATTTCTCTACTAACCATAGATATTATACACAGAACGATGAAAGATACTCTGGCAAGCCAGTTATTAAAACTAACTGTATTAATAAAAACTAATACTTCTTCACAAGTCAGTTCTTATGGAACAGGATTCTTATTAAAAAGAAATGAATTCATATTTTTAGTAACAAATAAACATGTAATTGAAGGTTCTAAAAAAATATACATAAAATTTTTTGGACAACCAGATTTTACCCTCATCTCAGAACAATTTGTATCAAGTGATGACTACGATATTTCTATCTGTTGGCTTATTAATATCCCCGATACAGTAAAATGTATTTCAGAGGAATTCATACCTTCAGAAGAAGATATTGAAAAACTAGATGCTATTGAGGACATTATATTTATTGGATACCCTACCGGATTGTATGATGAATACAACCATTCTCCTATTGTAAGAAAAGGAATTACTGCTACTCCTTTATCTATAAACTATGAAGACAAATCACTGTTTCTAATAGATGCCTCCATATTTCCAGGAAGTAGTGGAAGTCCTGTTTTTCGTATATTCAATGGAAATTTAACAATAAACGAAAAAGGTATATTTGAATACAAAATAATGGATGTCTTACTACTTGGAATTATTGCGCAAGCATATATACAAGGACAAAAAAAGGAAACATGTTTATCCCCGACAGCACCGCCTCCCCCTGTTGTTTATCGTCAGATGATTGATTTAGGAGAAGTTATAAAAACAAAAGAAATCATAAAGCTCATAGAAAATTATATAAACCTTCATACAACATGTGAAACCCGTTAAAGGACCATGTAACACCCTTCTTAATCATCATCACTGCCATTGCTTATTTCATGAAAATACACAACAACCTGCTATGAATAACAGTCTTTTCTATTTTCCGTTATTCTCTACGGAAAAATGTCAGAAAAAAAATGTTAGCAACATATAATAAAATTACCCATTATGAACGAACATCTCTACTCATTCCTTATCCTTCTCCCTACTGCCCTTTTTATTACAATTTACTACTACGGGAAAAAATGGTGGAATAAAAAATGCCAACAGCATATTGAAAAAAAAGTAAAACAACAGCTCGCTAAAGCCCCTAGGCGTACGACATTCCCAACTATTCCCGGTATGAAAAATCCTCTACAGGAAGATCTAGAAAGGGAAAAAGACACCTCACCTCCGCTTACCCCAATAGGAATCCTCTTACGCACCCCGGAAAATGACATCATCAGTCAATTAAAGCAGGATTGCCAAAAATCTTTAACCCATTTCAACAGATATCTAGAAGAAAAACAAACACAACAAGGTCTAGCCTATGAACAATACATCGGCTACCTGTTGGAGACAAAAGGATATATCGTTTTCTACCGAGGAGCAACTTCCAATCTACAGGATAAAGGAATAGACCTCATCGCCATAAAAAATGGACATATCCGCCTCATTCAATGCAAATGCTTCAACGAAAATATTCAAAACCATCAAATCCAAAAATACCTTGGACATATAGCATTCGACTGGAAATTTGCACAAAATGCCCCCATTCATGGCTTCTCCCACACATGGGAACTCTACTACACCCCTTGGCTCAGCAAAGCTGCATATCAAGCCTGTAGGGACAACCACATCCAACTCACCAAACAAAGTGCCGGTATTGCCCCTCTGGTCAAAGCATTCCATTTTGAAGGGGAAAAACGCTATATGCAATCCGGCCAGCAATTTTATGACCACATCATCAGCTATATAGACGGTCAAAATTACAGACGCTTTTACAACCCGGAAGAGGCAGAAGCCGCTGGATTTTCCCATCTGCAACTCATTGACATCCATACCGTCAAACTCATCAACCAGCAAACAGTCACAGCATACGCTCAAACACACCCGCAAACACCCTTGGAAATCCTCACCCGTCCGTGGCTGGACTTTTAAAATCAGAAAAAATATTCCAAAATCATCTTTTTACAAAAATCGAATTGACGACAAATGATTACAGGTTATAGTAACCAGCAGATGCCAAACCAACACGATCCAAGAAAGCGAAGTCTTGCTGTATACATCTCACGTGAACGCTACTACCAAGTTAAGCGTTTGGCGGCGCGTGAAGGTATCAGCATGTCTCGCCTGCTTGAAATCCTTGTTGAACAAGCCGTCCGTGATATTGAATTAACACCAGAAGACTATGAACAAATTGCCTCAGAAATTAGAAACGCTCGTTCAGGAAAAAAAGTCGATTACCGTAAAACTAAACAATGATATTTTTTTCAAACTGAAAGCATTAGCTGAAAAAGAACATCGCTCGAAAAGTGCACAAATTTGTTTTTTTATCGAACAAGGTTTTAGTAACCTAGAATATCAGTTAAATCTGGAACAGGCAATAAAAAATAATCGCAGGTTTTAGTAACCTTATTTTTTAACTGCCCTTCCATTTATGACCCCGGAAGAACTTAATGCTCTGGCTGAACTCGTCACAGAGAAACTCTGGGACAAGTTAGCTGTCGTTGGCGCGGCCAGCATCTTCCGTTCCACAGCCGCCAACCCTTCCCCTGTCGCGGCGCCTACGCCGGATGACTATATTTCTACGGATCAAATCACCCATGAATTCGGGTGTTCCAAGCAATGGCTTTATAACCAGCGCAAACGCCATCCCCAATGCTCCCGACTTGTAAAAAACAATCCTTGCGACCAGCGCGGAAAACGCTTCTGGAGCCGTTCTTACATCAAAAAAATAATCCATGAATCAGAGGAATCATGAATGCAAATCAACGCCTTATCCTCAATCTGGACACCAAATACAGCCGGCACCTGCTTTCCTTGCCGGAAACGGAACTCCGGAAACGCCTTGATCACACATTAGAGCAACTGACGCACTACGCTTCCCTTGCGGATTCCGAAGTCCATCAAGAAGACCCTGTTTTTGGCAGTATGCTTTTTGCTCATTTGATCAATGTGGGTATTGCGCAGCAAACAGACGGAAGTGTTCACCTTACCCAGCGCGGTAAAGACTTACTGTTTATTCTGGCGTGCTATTTGGACGCCACCATCACGGAATCAGCTATTAACTGACCTTCCCCCTGTGAACTACTCGCCCGTTCAGCATCATCACACCCAGAGCCGGGAATTCAAGTCTGCGCGGCTCTCCCAGCGCGGAATCTGGATTACACTCCTGCAATATTGCACCAGCCAGGAAAACAACGGAATCATTAAAAATTTCGCCGCCTGGAAACCTGCTGAAATCCGGAAAACGCTGAATGTAGATCCCGCCACTCTCCGAAAAAAATCCACCCTTTGGAATATGGTCGGGGAAGACCTGCATATTTACGGCTATCCCCACGACAAACAAGCCATTCTCAACAAAAAGCGTCAAACTCTGGCCAACAATACCGGCGTACAACCATCCCCCCGTCCGGAAAACAACAGTTCCCCGCCTCACTCCGTGAAATCGGAAAACAAAACGCCGCCGCTCTCATTCTGGGCCTTTTTGCGGAACACCTGCGTTATGGATGCTTGGCAAAGCAAAGACCTCAACCAAAAAGAATACGCCGCCGCCATGCAGGCATACCAGCAAACAATCACATGCGGAGATAGGGACTGGCAACTATTAAAAGCTTACTATAACGGCTACTACAAACGCGGCCAGACAAGAGACAGCCACAACAACAAATACTACTGTCCCGCCTCCCGTCTGAAATTCTACGAAGACATCATTGATGTGCTTACCAAGGCGGAATTATGGGCGAAAGACACGCGCTGGAAACCAAAAAATTCCCCGGCCAACGAGCCGCCGCCACAACACAACCTTGCCATCCCTCTCCCTCAGGAAACGGACGTTCCCGTTACCCCCGAAGAACTTAAACAATTTTTTGACGAAATAAACCCGCACTAAACAACTGGAAAAATGAGATACTACATACACCCCTGCAAACTTCGCTTGAGCCGCCTGTGGATTTTTGACGACGGCGTTAGAAGCTGTTGTCGCGTCGCTGTCAAATTTGGCATCCGAAAACGGCATGCTGTCAAAGGAACCTCCGTCACCATGTCCCCCGGAGAAGCCAGACAGGAATTAAATTCTATGGAAAAAGCCCTGTTTCAGGGAGGTTACTGGCCGCTCTGGCTCTGGATATTGTGCTGTAGTGTTTACGTCCTCACGGCGATACAATTTTTATCATTCATTTTCAACATTTAATGCCGTGTGCAATGAACATTTTTCAAGCCTACTTAACCATCACAAAAAATATTAGTCATTATCTGCCACACCAGAAAAACGCCTACAGGAAAACCGCCATACTGGCGGCCATCGCATTAGGCTATACAACCCCAAAGAAAATATCTGATGCCATCTACATCGACCAAGAACGAGTGAAAAAAATAGCGAAACAACTTATTCTTGAAAAACTCATTACCTGCGAACTCCTTTCAACTTGGCCTTACCAAAATAAATACTCTTTAACCGCTAAAGGAGAAAAAATGACAATAAATCTTATGAATTATAAAACAAAACCACAACTTTCTAACCATGAATAACAAAGTGAAAGAACGGCCCATTCTGTTCAGCGCGGACATGATCAGGGCGTTACTACAGGAATACAGCATGCCCGGCCAGTACAAGAACCAGACGCGCCGCACGCGCGGCCTGAACCGGTTCAATGATTTCCCGGAGCACCTGAAAGAAAGAGGCTGGGAAATTCAGGATTTCATTGAGGAAGAATCCGGCTTATGGCTTGCCGTCTCCAATGACGAAAGCGGGGAATTTCCGGATGATGATTTTAATCCGTGGGTAAGATGCCCCTATGGAAAAGCGGGTGATCGATTGTGGGTGAGGGAAACCATTTTTTTACCAATGAAATATCCCAAAAGATGGAAGTCAAAGGTTGCCCTCAAGTGTTCCATTCCGTCGATTCACATGCCGCGTTGGGCCGCCCGAATTTTACTGGAAATTACAGAAGTAAGAATTGAGCGGCTGTTAGACATTACACCGCAGGATGCCCGGATGGAGGGTATTGAAAGCGTCTGGCACGACGAAATAACTGATGCCCACTTATGGAAGGATTATTCAGGGAGATCCAATGGGTACATTTTTGCCCTGATGTCTTACTTTTCCCTGTGGGATAAATTAAAGGGAGCCGGATCGTCTAAAATGAATCCGTGGGTGTGGGTTATTAAGTTCAAGGTTTTAACGATTAACGGAGAATTGAAATGAAAACGCATCAATGTCCTATCTGCGGGAGTAAAAGAACATTCCTCGATATAATACCTCAAGGATACCAATATATTTGTACTCAATGTGGCTTGTGTGCCCTGCGGCAATTCACGCCCCAAGAAGCCGCAGAGGCTTGGAATGAGCTTGTCTTCAAGTTCCCTCCCGTCATGCGGGTCTGGCCGGGAGACAAGGTGAAACTTTTCGGGGAACGGCGGGCTAGAAGGATCATCGGGAAAAATGCAGGCCGGGGTGTTCTTTATCTGGAAACGTTTTCCGGGCCGCCTGAACCCGTGAGGCATGACGATGTGATTCTGTGGCCCTGGGAGCTTAACAGGAAAAAAGAGAAGAACAGTAAAAACGATTAACAATTAACAAGAAAGAATATGAATAAACAACGCCGCAAAAAGTTGGAAGACCTGCATGACGACCTCCAAAACCTTCATGAAACGCTGGAAACGATCATGGAGGAAGAAGAAGAGTATAAAGATAACCTCCCGGAAAATATGACCAACCGCATAGAACAATCTGAAAATGCCATTTACGCCATGCAGGAAGCCTGTGAATGCATAACAAGTGCCATAAACAACCTTGAAGAAATCGAATAATCCCCATGAACAAGACAAGACAATTTGACGACATCAAAAACGGCGAACTGATACGCTTCCTTGTTGAGCCTTCATCATCGCCTTACGAAAAGAAGGGAAAAGCACATTGGGATTTTGGCATTGTCGTTTGCGACTATATGAAAAATTTTTTCGCTGTTGCCACTACAGGGAAATGGAGTGCTTTTTACACTTTTAACATCCGTAAGGACGGCATGGATAAATCCGGGAAAGGAGCCAAACAGATTGCCTTCCGCATCTCGCCGCAAGAAGCGGAAAATAATGTTGCTATTCAACAGTTTTTAAGAATCCGTGAACAAATAAAAACACTCGAAAAGGAAGCACGTTGCCTAAATAAACAAATAGATGAAGGGGAAATAATCATGTTTCCGGAATATCCGTTGCCTGAGGATTAAACGCTTAATTTATGTCAGCATGAAGTCTGGAACGATAAAAAAGAAAAAGTCCGTAAGAAGGACAAAGGCGGCATCGAAGACGGTTGTCCGGCAAAGTTACATCTTGCGCAAGCGGCGCCTGCTGGCCATGCTTTGGAATCGCGTGAATGAGATTGAAAAGCGCGTGCCGAAGTCTCTGGATGAAGCCGTGGAGTTATCCCGGCAGTCCCGAAGATGGAGGAAGAGACTGGCAAGGTTTACCAAATTGAAAACGACGGCATTTCCGGCTTATGCCCTGCTTGTGGATTGCTGGGGTAAGTCACTACTGCTTGGAGCCGGCACCCGGAAGAAGATGGAGGATCTGATCAACAGATCTGAATCAGTCAGGAATGCCGGGTATAAACTGGTTTGCCTGAGCGAACTGATGACAGGTTCACCGCAGATCGACAAGATGGCATTTGCACAGGGGAAGGAGGGCCTATGAAGCTGACGCCTGAACAGAAAGCCTTTTTTGAGTACGGGAAAGCTCTTGGGAAATTGGAAAAATTTAGAGACGACCATAAAGGATGGAAGTGTGTTAATTTCCTCTCTAGGCGTCACTATTGGAGAAGCGGAAACTATGTTTGCTGCGAGACCCAAGATGTTACTGAACAGCACGCCCTGCTTATCCGTGACGCTTGGCAGAAGCGAGCCGCGTGCAGGGCGTGGATACCAATGGAAAAACGGTATTGCGGTAATTGTGAGCATTTTGGATGGGGTGGGGATGCCGATCCATGCCGCATTTGTCGCCCTAGCGTATATCAACCATTCTGGGAACCGAGAAAGGAAGAAGAATGAAGCTAAAAAAACTCGATGCCAAAAGAGAAGACAACTGTAAACATGCCTATATAGGCACGGTTTACGGCTTGGGGAATGGACCTTCTTATGTTTCTAAGTGCCGAAAAACGCGAGGTTTAGCCTCCCTTGATTTATGTTTTCGATGCAAGGATTTTGTGCACAAAGACATTCAAGAGCCAAGAAAGGAGACCGGTAATGATAATTATTGATTTATTCGATATTTTAACATTTTCAATTTTAATCATATTGTTAGTTATTATTATCATTCAATATATTATATTCAAAATAAAAGGAAAATGAAACTGACACTTGAACAGAAAGCTTTTTTTGAGTACGGCGGAGCATGGGAACAGGTTGTTTTAACTCACAAGGGTATCAGATCGACCGTCAAAGCGTTGCCGGGGAAAACTCGCCAAAAACTCTTGAGGCAAGCCAGAAACGAGACTCATCAACATGAGCTTATACTTAACGCATGGCAGAAGCGGGCCGCGTGCCGGGAGTGGGGGCATCCTATGCGGCGAAGATGCTCGAATTGTGAGCACGACCCAAAACAGTACAAGTGCTGTGTAGGGTGCGCCGCTATGGGATGGCCTGTTTACTGGAAGCCGAGAAAGGAGGAACAGGACAATGACTGAGCGGGAAAAGGCTTTTGAGAAAGCCAGAAAGATTTACGCCCTTGTTCAGGAGGGAATAGACGGAGAAAAGGAGTCCGCAAGAGTGGCGTTTGAACGCATTTGCCGGGCACACGGTTTCGGCGAAGATGATTTCAATGATGAAATAATCGGCGAATTTGAGATGCAGTATAAAAACCAGATGGAAATGAAGCTGGTCGCCCAGATTGCGGCGGTGTGCCGGGGTTCCTACGGTTCTTTTGAATACAAGCCGTATTTCAAGACAGTGTATCTAAAAGTTTCCCGGAAGGATTACGTCAGGGCCATGATTATGTATGATCTGCTGTTGCCCCATTTCCGGCAGGAGTTCAGGAAGGGCAATGACAAGTACAAGGAAAATTTGAAGTACTGGTCTGATGCGGAGGTTATCGGTGAATATGGTGCGAGGTTTTGCGTTTTGAAGCGCAAGCGGATTAAAGCCGAACAGGCCCGGTTCCGTAAGAAGTTCGCTTCCGCGTTTATTCTGGTGCATGATTTATATCCCAAGAAGGAGAATGGAGAGGATGCGGAAGCCGAGGAATGGGAAGATGAAAATGAACAGGGGCAGAAGCTGATCGGCAAGCCCGGCGGCAGGAAGAAAGCGGTTCAGAAAGTCGATATGGAGAAGGTGATGATCTCCATGGGGATTTCCAAGATGGAAGTAAGGGACAGAGTAACCAACGGTGAATTGCCGGCATAAACATAAAATATGAAAACCTGTGAAGAATGCCTATATTGGGACAGTTTTGACGGATGCTGTATCAGCTCACAATCCGGACATTTGTTTGATGAAATGCCAGCTGATACGCCGGCATGTGGAGCCTTTTGTCCCGAAGAAATAGAACAAGAACAAGTTAATGATGCCGATCAACAAAAATCAAAATCAGTGAAATATGACGCTAGAAAAAAAACATTAGCTTATTACACTGAATATTGTCGAATAACAAATTCTTCTACTTCCCCTGAAAAACTACTCTACAAAGATATTCAAAAAGCTACTAACACTAAGGGCCTCTGTATATGGACACCAAACCTTGTTTTTTTCGCATGGGAAATAGGCGATCGAACACTTTGGGTAGAGCATGCCATAGGATACCTTTCTGACCTGCTTCCGTTGGCATCAGCCTATGGCCCGGAATGGATAGTCCACTACCAACACCGCGACAAAATACGCCATCAAAATATGCACCGTTTACTAGGCAGACTATAATATTATTTGTGTAAAAAATTGTGTAAATAAATTATAAATAATTTATAATCAACAATAATATAATTCTACCGCGTACCATTTTTCTTAAAACCCCGTTCCTTTCCGGACGGGGTTTTTCATTGCCTCCCTCCAGTTAATAGATATAGCATCTTCTTTTCCCCGTAACAGGCTCAATTGAAAAATGCCGGCATAAAGAGACGGTTAATGCAAAAGTTTGCGTTGATAAGAAAAATACGGGATAATCCTATCTTTACTCACTTACAGTGAAAGATATAATGAGTATTTAACCTCATTGGTCTCCCATACAGGGAAAAATGTTTTTCCAACTTTTTTTGAACACAAGCCCCTTCCCGGGACGCTAATGGTAGGAGGGCAGCTTAAGGCCCCAGCCTTTACCCCCTCCTTCCCTGATGAAACAATGACTATTAAAAGCCCGGCGGAAAGCATTCCGCCGGGCTTGCTTTTTATGAGAGTCCACCGGTTAAAACGTCCGGGAAATTAACGGGTAGTCAAACGATCATATAACTCATTGGCATATCTATGATTGGGATGGTTCACATTCATATACGCCTCATAAAGAGGATGGGATGGATCCGATTCCATCCGCATGGCTTCCTCCGCGGGGGAAGGCGCCGCATTTCCTGTATGATGGAGAGGAGCTTCATCAAGCAGGCGTGATGCCTGGTACAACAGGCGGATTGCATCCGGATTGGAACCGAGTCCCGGATTATCCAGTAAAGCGTCCGCATCCACCCCTGTTTCAGAGGCAAGCCGCCGAAGAACGGCAGCAGCCCTGCCCATGTTGCGTTCATAATTAGAACCCCATTCCTGCTGAAGGGATTGTTCCGCCTGCATTTCCATCTCCATCCGGGCATCTTCCATGTGCTCACGGGCCTCGTTATATGCCTGGGCCATTGTCTCCTGAAGAGCATTCATTGCCTCCGGCGGTACTCCGTAACGATAGGCCGTGCGGGCCATACGCTCTGCCAGCCCGGCATTCCATTCGCTTTCCGGCGTGGATTCAGGACGTTCCAGACGGTATTCTTCCTCCGACTCCGGCAATCCGGCCAGCCGGCGGAATCGCGCCATCTGTTCTTCATTCTCCACACCGGGATAACGTCGCAGGCGTTCCAGCTCCGCGTAACTCTTCGCCAGAGCCTCCGGCGTCTTAAACTTGGAAAGAGATTTCTCCATCCCTTTCAACTCATCAAACCGGGCGTACCAATCCGGAGCAAAACCTCCGTCCTCACCCAGAAGGGGAGGAAAAGGTTCAGTTTGAACTGCGGTTTCGGACAGCGCGTCCGTCTCCGGGGAAACGGCCCCGGAACCCTCCGCATCCCTGATAGGAGCGGCCATGCTGTTATCAATGGAATCAATCATTTTTCTCTTCTTCTGTAGTTTCTTTAATGGCTAATTGAAGCTGGCGGCGGATGTACAGAAAGATCTCCCTGTAGGCATCCCTCCTCATGGCATCCAGAGGATCGTAATTCCCCGGACTTCCTTGAAAAACGGGCAAATCAGTCTGGAAACGGGCTTCCAGAAAGGAAAGAGTCTCACGCCCGTCCGGGGTGTCAAACACCCGGAGAAGCTGGCGCCTTTTGAAACGGGCCTCCCGGACGGAGGCCTCCTGCTGCAATGTCGTATCCTGGTTCATTTCTGAATCGCGGTTAACTGGTCAAGCAAGGGATTGAGGGAAGCATAAGGATCCTCTTCCGCCGGAGCCAGGGAGGCTCCCTGCTGGAGGTCCGCCCGTTCCTTCCGCATGGCACGGACATCGGCCCAGGGCCTCAGCATGCTCTCCGGGGCGCCGTCCACACGGGCGGACAGGCGGAAACAGTGGTCCCAGTCCACATGATCCGCCAAATCCGGGGCAGCCTGCATCATCATATTCAGCCGCTGAAGGCTGCGGTCCATCCCTTCACTCTGCAAGCGCCTGAGCACCAGGGCAATCTTTGACTGATAGACAACCCTGGGTTCTCCCACGGCAACGGAGCCGTCCCTCCCTACCCTCAATACCGCACGGGGTGGCCTGGGAAACTTGCCCATCCGGAACAGCAGGGAAAAAATGCGTGTCATTGTGGAATACAGATCACTCACAAACAGCGTGAAGGAAGGAGAAAACATCAAGACGCGCTCATTCTCCCGCGCCATGACCTCCGTGGCAGTCATATTGCCGCGGTGCCCGCTCCAAAGCTCCAGCATGGGCAGATAATAGGCACGGCGTATCGCATCCTGCTTCTGTGCCAGACGGTCCATCCCAACATCATACCTGCCCTGCGTAGCCCATTCCCGGGGAAGGTGAAGGGAAGCGGCCTCCGGGGTAATGACGGTCCTGCCGCCGGCCCGCAAATCCACTTCCCCAATCTGGTTGGCGAGCTCCAGAATACGGGGAAAGGCGGCCACCTCGCCAAGAGTATCCAGAATACGGTTCAGGAACTGCACCTGCTGGATGGCGGGAAACACCAGCCTGCCGGGAGCCAGACCGTACGGGCCGCTGCCCCACTTCAAAAAGCGGGTCACCAGATAAGGGAACTCCATGTATCCCCCTTCCTCCACAATCACCTGGTCGTCCAGAGACAGGTAAACGCTTTCAAACGGCATGTGGGAGGCCTGCTCCCTGCGGCGGCTGCGCCGGGTGCGCGGGCGCACAACATGCAGAAACCTCAGAGTTGTGGCATACGGATTGCCTCCGCGCTCCAGAACTTCCCGAGCCTTGGGCCCCAGAGCTTTCACCCCGAACATGGAGCGTGCCTGATGAGCCGTGTAGGTAAACTCCCTGACGTAGGTATCCACCCGGCCTTCCGCATTCTCCGCACAGGCGAACTGTCCGCACGGAATATTGGTAAACAACAGCCTTCCGTCCGAGGATGTGCCCGTAAACAGGCTTCCGGTCCCCAAAGCCACCCGGTCCAGAAAACACTCATGGATCTCCGTATAAAAATTGGAAACGGACAATTCTTTCAGGGCAATTTCCGAACACTGGTTATACCAGGCCTCCGCCTCGTCGCCTCCCCGGTCATCCGGAGCCGACCACTTGAACCATACGTCATGGCTGGGCGTAATATAGGACATATGGCCGCTGGCCAGCTTCTGGCATGCCTCCACAGCCGTAGTATCCGTCATGCGGTCCATGGCGTCCCTGTTGGGTAGGGAAACCTCCCCTTCCCGATTCAGGCGGCGAGGCAGCACGTAATCCCTCAGACGGTCCCACCACGTTTCCCATGGCGCGCGCTGGGCGGCCAGGGACTTGTACACGGAATTCAATTCCGCAGTTCTTTCTTCCATGGCAGCACCTATCCCAGAGTTTTCCTAAGCAGAGTCCGCGGATTGACCTCTCCCTGCCCGGCGGAAGAATGACGGCGCGCCAGAATGGTGGAAATCATTCCCTGCCTCTGCCGTTCCCGGGCCTGATAATCTTCCCCTACTTCTTGTTCCACGCTCTCCGCCTTGACCGGGATGGTCTGCTCCGGAGCAGAAGCGGAAGGTGTGGACGGTTTCATAAATCCCATAATTTCTTTTGCTTTCTATTCATGGTTGATACTGATTCTCCTTCCCTTCTGCCGGATATAAGGCTCCAGAGGATGCCGGACGCCCGCCTCACAGACAATCCATGCGGCGGGAGCGTTCTTTTCCCATGGAAGGAAAGGGAGCTCTCTCCACCTGCCCGGACAATCCGGGCAAGTGCTTGCATTTATCAAATAAACAAATCGGCAAAAAATGCACCTGAGGAAAAACCGGACGCATACATGCCATTGGTGGCATCAAAGAGGTCGCCTCCAAACGTGATGCATTCCGCATCCGTTTCCTCCAAAACATAGGGCGCTATGATCAATGAATCCTTACTTCAGCCGGATACGCCATCCGCGCTGGACATCTGCAACGCGGCCCTCTCCAAAATAGGGGAGGCACCTCTGGACGCGCTGATTGCCAATGAATCCACGGCATCCCGCCTTTGCGTTCTTCATTACCATCCGGCCCGCAGGGAAACCCTTTGCATGGCGCGCTGGACCTTCGCCGCCACGCAAACCACTCTGGACTCCGTTTCCGCACAGGCGCCCAATTCCCTGACCCCCTATCAATTCACGCTGCCCGCAGACTGCCTGCGCGTGCTGGATGTGGAATGCTCGGAATGGAAAATGCAGGGACGCCGCATTCATGCTTCCTGCGCCCCGCTGCCCCTAAGCTACATTGCCGATATTGAAAACGCCGACCAATTCGATCCCCTCTTCATGGACGCACTGGCCACCCGGCTGGCAGAAAAACTGGCCATGCCCCTGACGGGCAACCAAAGCCTGCGCCAGAATCTTAACCAGGAATTCCATAAAATCATTCTTCCGCAGGCGGCTACCGTCAATGCGGTGCAGTGCTTTTCCAATGATTCCCACCCGCTGCTGGATTTGCTGAGAAAAATCAAATCGCCCTCTTGCCCGGAAGAATGTGAATAACATGAGAATAATAAGAAAATAACATAATAATAAGTTGTGAATACATGCTCATGAAAGCACTGGATTTCATACAGATATTTGCCTCCAACGTCCGCAGGCTGGACTTCCGCCTCAGCAGTGCCCAGGTCATCCTGGCCGTCATTGCCGGGTACAGGCGCCACAGCACCATTACGGAAGCTACACGCCTGCACCCCAATACCGTCACCAATATCCTGCAGGATCTCATTGCGCAGGGATACGTCAACCGTATTGGAGACAGCCGCCCTTATGTTTACCGGCCCACTGCGGATGGAGAACAGCTTGCCGGAAACCTGCTGGACAAAAATACATTCCCCGGCACATGAACAATCCCCTGCTCAGTACAGAAGAAAAACGCCGCTGGCTGGCCCGCGTTTTCCGGGACGAGGACGGAGAATACTCTCAGGCGGACAAATTCAAGGCGCTGGTGGAAGACACCAAACTGGCGGCCCTTCAGCAGGAAGAGGAGGAATTCAAACGCCAGCGGGAAATAGGCGCCGCACCGCAGGACCCCATCCTGGCTCTGCTCCAGGCCATTCCTCCTGCGGAGCTCAACCTGCATCAGCACCCCCTTTCTGAAAAATAAATAGAGGAATTAACTGACAAGCCTTCCAGATTCAAAAATCCTGGATTTTTTTGGAAATTGGATTCTTTAAGGAGTTGGAACGTAGCAACACTTTGTAGAAAAATTATCAAGCATTGTGGAAAAACGCCCTTGACCACCTCTCCTGTGCTATGTCTGCAACATTGTTGCCATCCCCTTGCAAGAGGACAACAGGCCGCCCCAGCCCACCGCCTCGTCGTCCTCTTCATGCACTCTGCAAGGAGTGCGACGGGCGGAAACCCGCAAATAACAATCACCATTCAGGTTTCAATCCACGCACTCCTTGCAGAGTGCGACTACAGGCGGCGATGTGTGATGTGCTGAGGCTTCCGTTTCAATCCACGCGCACTCCTTGCGGAGTGCGACCTAGGGCTAATTTTTCTTCTTCTGGCGTTTCATAGTTTCAATCCACGCACTCCTTGCGGAGTGCGACGGATTGGAGCTTATGACGTTATGCTTATTTCATCGTTTCAATCCACGCACTCCTTGCGGAGTGCGACAAGCCCCCACACAACAAACAACAATAAACCAATAGTTTCAATCCACGCACTCCTTGCGGAGTGCGACATCAGATTGCGGCTCATACAGGGTTTTCTGTGAAGTTTCAATCCACGCACTCCTTGCGGAGTGCGACT